ACCATCGACACGCCACGCAATCGTTTCGTCCGAGCAGCCTTGGAGTCCATCTCCAGGATCGTTCAGAGGAAGGACGTTGCCCATCGGTGCCGCGCACTTGCGGGTGGCATGAAGGCAATGGGTGTATCGGGCGACGCACCGACCCGTTCCCAAATGAGCGCCGATCGTTTTGGCCGTAACGATGCGGATGACCGGTTCATGGTGGCAGCCGCGAAGCTGGCTTTCGATCTGGCGCTTCCAACGGAGGTATCGGGCGCGAATGTGCTCTCGTTGCCCGACCGTGAAGTGACATGGGTACGTCGATTGTTCGAGCGAGCGGTGGGCGGGTTTTACGACGTGGTATTGAGCCCACAAGGATGGCGGGTGGTGTGCGGCGGCACGATGGGATGGCAGATTGAGCAGAAGACAGATGGGATCGAAAAGATCCTACCGACGATGAGAACCGATGTCGTGCTCGACCATTCGTCAACCGGACGGCGGATAGTCATCGACACCAAGTTCACATCGATCGTTACGACCGGCTGGTACCGTGAGGAAACCCTGCGCAGCGGCTACGTGTACCAGATCTACGCTTACCTGCGTTCGCAGGTCGGGCGCGGTGATACGCTTGCCGATTGCGCCAGCGGATTGTTGCTGCATCCGGCAATCGGCCAGACGGTCGACGAGACGGCGGTGATCCAGGGGCACCACATTCGATTCGCCACCGTGGATCTGACGGCGTCGCCTGTGGACATTCGATCGCAACTGCTGCGACTCAGCGAGCCGATCCAGCCAGTGACAACAAGCCCGTGAAAAGCATGAACCGAATTGACATCGACTCTTGGGCAAACATCAGCAGGGAAGGCTGGAGTGCCATCCTTCTTGGCAACGGCGCCAGCATCGCCATCCATAAAGAGTTCGCATACCCGACACTCCATGGCGTTGCAGATGCAAAAGGACTGCTCGCCACCACTGCGCCAATTTTCGCCAGACTCGGGACAACCGACTTTGAGCATGTTCTGCTCGCATGCTGGTATGCCGAGCACGTCAACCTGGCCTTGGGAACTCCGTCGGCCGACATCACTGCAGCCTATGCGGAAGTGCGCACAGCATTGATCGAAGCTGTGCACAGCGTGCATCCGGTGCATGCCGATGTCGCCGCCGACCTACAACGGGTCGGTGCGTTTGCAAGCGCGTTCCCCACCGTCGTCAGCCTGAACTACGACCTCACTCTGTACTGGGCCATGCTGCTATTCAACGCTGCGAATGGCAGCTGGTTCAAAGATGCCTTCCATCACGGTGAGTTCCAGACGGATTGGGGGTATCTGCGCAGGCCACTTCCCCCCGCTATGGGCGCCACTTTGGTGTTTTATCCTCACGGCAGCCTGTCGGTGGCACGCGACTACATTGGCGATGAAACAAAGATCGCTGTCGCTGCAGGTGATTTACTTGACACGATTACGCGGAGATGGTCGTCCGGACACTATGTGCCGGTTTTTGTTAGCGAGGGCACGAGTAAGGAGAAGGTCGCTGCCATTCGCCGGAGTCACTACCTGACAAACGTGTACGAGGAGGTCCTGCCCTCGCTCGAGGAGAGCCTAGTCGTCTATGGCTGGAGCTTTGACGAACGAGACCAACATGTGCTGGATGCCATCGCGGCGAATTCACCGAAGCGAATGGCTGTCTCCGTGTTCACGGGCCAGCCAGATGGAGATCAGCAAGCATTCTGTCATCAGGTGCTGAAGGCCGTCGGTCGGTCTTTGGCTGGCACCACTGTGACGTTTTTTGATTCGCAGAGCCCTGGGTGCTGGAACAATCCATGATGAGGCAGGAGCGGGTCTACTGCAATTCTTCGGGTCTAGATGCCTGTCTTCGCCCCGGCGATCAGGAAGGTGATCTCTGCCTCTCGTCGGGCAACGAGGCCTGGAAGTATCTTGCCGCCGCCGTACACCCATCGACGTAGTTCCTGTCCAGCCGCAAGCCAGTCCCGCTGGTTCAGCCGTCGCCGCAGCGTCGATGTCTGCAACCGCCCCGCGCCAAGATTGAACGTAAAGTCCACGATAGCCGAAACTCGCCCCTCGGGCTCGGTGGCTAGCACCGGGCAGTAGCGCAGCGTCGCCGCCAGTGCCGTCTGTACATCGCGCGCCAGATAGACCTCGGCTTCGGCCTCTGTGATCGGCTGGTGTTTCGGATCGCAGAGATGACCGTACCCAATCGTCCAATAACCTGCAGGACAGACGTAGGGGATGGCGGTTATTTCAGTGCTGCGCTTCACCTTGCGTTCGAATCCCTCGAAGCGCTTTGCCAAATCGATCGCTTGATGTGGAACATCGATCACGACCGCACCCGGTCAAACACCCGCCCAAGGAACCAGAAATTGAGCACCCCGGCCCACAGGGCCTGGTCGGCCTCCGTCCACGCATGCAGAATCGCCGCCCCCCAACCAGCGCCAGCAGTGACGGCAGCCACGAACGCCGCCGTCTTGGCCGCGCAGTACAGCGCCATGAACCAGTAGGTGATCACGGGCCGCACGCTGGAGGACAGCGCATCAGCCCATGCTACGCCAGTTTTCTCACCCTGGCCGCGCACCGCATCGCGCAGTGCTTCGATAGCCCCGGTATTCCAGGCTGCGTCAGCACTGGCACCGATCTCACCCATGCGCTGAGCACCACGCAACTTCTCGAACTCCAGCGCTTTATCCTGCATGGACAGTTCGTGACTGCGCTCGCCATTGCGGTCCAGCCATTTGAGGATTTCCGGTGCGAGGCGAAACGCACCACCCAGTAAGCCGCCAAGCAAGGTCTCGATCATTGCGCACCTCCGAACAGTTTTAGTTTTACGAATGCGCCAGCGAGCAGCGCCATCACCAAGCCCGTGACCAGCATCTTCACCATGGTCAGGCCGGCGGTTTTCTTGGCTTCGGTGAAGGCGTCCAGTAGTCCGCGCAACTCATGGATATCGCGGGCGGCATCCGGTCCATCGAGGCCGACTTCCGACAGTGCATGCCGGGCACCACGCTCGGCAGCGCGCTCCAGGATTTCCTCGAATTCTTCCTGCGGCAGCGTCACCATCTTTCGCCGCTCGATTTGTTCTTCGCTCATGTTTTCAGTCCCCAGAAATGCGAAACCCGCCTCGAGGGCGGGTTCGGTGGTTGCAAAGTTTTCAGTTCAGATCGCGACGCCGGTACTCCATCCGGCAACCTTGTAGGCGGACAGAACCGCCTCGTCCTCGATAAAGCAGAGCCAGCCCACTTTGGGGACGTAGTATTCCCAGGTACTCGCCACGCGGACGGCGATCTGGTTGGTCTTGCCGACCCAGACGCCAGTGGCGGCGGTCGGGACAATGTAGCGATCACCGTCGACGGGGCTCGCCGGCGGCGTGGTCAGATCCCGATCCTTGACCGAGAGTCCGACCACCGCGCCAAGCCGTTTCAGGTTGGCGTCCATGCTGATGTTCCAGCCCGACTCGCCCAGCGTCCAGCCGTAGGTGAGTCCAAGATTGGGATCAGTGCTTGCCATTACATGCCTCCATAGTATTTGCCATAATTCAGCCCGTAGCCTGCGCGGTCGACGCTGCGGGTCTGCTTCTGCCAACTGGTGTAGCCGGCGCGCACGGCTTCGATTTCAATTTTGAATTTGCCGTTGATGCGGCCCAGCCCGCTATCGGTCGCCTCGTCCGTGGTGAGATACGTCCAGGCTGTTGTCGCGAGGCCCGTGACGGTCTTTTGTAGCCCGTTGTTCTCGTTGTAGACGCGTACCGTGTAGGTGGTGCCGGCTTCGGGGCCGATGTTGGCTTCCGTTTGCGTGACCAGATAAACCGTCTGCTGCATGCGGTCGCGGTGAGACCACATCAAAGCAATCTGGCCAAGAATCACGGTGGGCCACATTGCGTTGTTCACCTTGACGTTCCCCGGCGGATAGGGACGAATCATTCGGCCCGCAAAGGTGTAGCTGTCTGCGGGTGCGGCGGACTCGGCTAGTCGTCCGAGTCCTGTCGCAGGGAGCATCTTGACCTGCAGGGTTTCGCCGGACAGGTATTGCTCGGTGATCAGTGCCTCCAGCGCATCGGCAAACCAGATGCGAGCAGCGGCCAGGTGCGGTGCCGGCACGGTATCGAGCACGCCGCGATCCACTGTCACTGTTCCCGCTACCAGATTGATCGCCTTGACCGCCACGATCTCATTGTCGAGATAGGCGTAGGTGTCCAATTTCACCACGTCCAGGTCTTGGCCGTTGCCGATGGCGAGTACGGTTGCCTGCTCATCGATGGCATTGGTGACTGTCGCATTGGGCGTAAAGCCCATCGTCTCCACTTCGGCGTAGGCAGCACTGCCCTGGCGGGTCAGCAGTTTGACGTTGAGCGAATCGCCAGAGGGGCGACTGGCGCAAGCGATCAGCAAGCCACCCTGTGGATCTAGTTCGTCCCTGGCCGTCTGCGATTCGCCGACCACTCGTTTGACGACCGTCCACCACGGTGCTTCGCTCAGTCGTCGATACGGAACGGGGGCTGGCGAGGTCAGTGGTGAAACCCATGACGTCGGTGTCGGGGAAACATAAGAGGCCGAAGGCAGCCCAAAAATATCCTCCACGCACTCGATGCGTACCCGACCGTCTGTCAGCGTGCCGTAGGACACCCGCACCACGCGCATCACCAATTGTGCGATGCCCAGTTCTGGCCAGGTGAACTTGAACACTTCGCCGATGTTGAGGTTGGAGGCCTGCCGATTGGCGATCAGCGTGGCTTTGGCAAGCGGCACCGAGAGTTGCTTTAGATCACCAAGCGCAACCCGCGAGGCCAGACTGCCATTACTGACACCGGGGTAGTCGACCGTGACCGACGACACAACGCCACCGGCCAGTTCGAGCGCGGCCAGATCATGCACCGTGATGGCAGCATCCTTGTCGGTAGCTCGGTCGCGGTAGCGCACAGTGATCTGATTGACTAGTTCCGATTCTGCCGGTCGCGAGAAACTCTCCAGTTCTAGGATGTTCGACGCATCGAGCACCAATAGGCTGGAAACCGTGTAGTCCGCACGGGCCAGTTTCAGAACGAACTTGCCCGTGCGGGGATGCACATAAAGTGTGCCGTCGATATGACGCAGCACCTCGGCGATGAATTCCTCCAAGGGCTGTTCGCGATCCCACAGGATCGACAGGCCGTATTGCTCCGAGGCCAGCGTATTTGCCGATGTCTGGAAACTGGTCGCATCGATTTCGCTCGCCGCGTAGCCCAAGCCCCACGTGGCGTTGTTCAGGCACTCGTAAATAATATGCGCCGGGTTGGCGTCCCCATTGATATAGCCACTCCCCAGTGCTGCCGGGGCGGGAATGCGCCGCGCTTCGACGCTCCACGGTTTGACGTAGGGATTCATGGCCGACAGCAAGCATTGCTGGGCAATGAGCGATACCACGCCACGAAAGGCGGGAATGACGGCTCCGAGTTTCTGCTGCAGGTAACCGGAAACCGTTTCGGTCGGCCCACCCATTTTCACTTCGACGTAGCCTTGGACGCCGCCCTCGCGCGATTCCCCGCCGAAGAGTTCGGGTGCGTTGATGTAAATCGTCTGTGAGGACGTGATGCTGCCACTCCAGGCCGTGCGCTCGCCGACGATGATCCGCGTCACCGCGTCCACCGGCCCGTGACACAGGGCCAAATGGAGCCCGGCGTAATAGCGATGGCCGACGACATAGGTGGATGACCCGCCACCACGCTTACCACCGCCGCCCATTTACGCGACCTCATGTTGCTGCGCGCGCTGGTGCTCAATCGCATCTGCCAGTCGGCTGGCCATTGCATCGCCGGTGGCGCGCAACCAGTGGGTCGTCACACCTTGCTGCCGAAAGTCGTCAAAGGTGACGCCCTCACGCGGGAACCACTTGCGCAGCCCTGCGTTGCAATAGCCGAAGGCTTTGGCGTCGTCATGGGTCACAATCACTTTTTGCCTCCGCTACCCGACGATTGGCGAATCTCGGTGGTTTTGACGTCGCCGTACCAGACCACGTTGGGCTGGTTGATGACACGCGTTCCGAATAGCACCGGAATGGCTTTGCCGGATTCCGCGACCGGCACATCGAGATGGCCAGGCGTCGCGGCCGCCGGTTTCGGCGGCTTGGGCGTAAGCAGCATGCCGATGACCGTCGTGATGACCCAGATCGCAATCTGCACCCACATGATTTAGTCCTCAAACAATAGAGTCGCCCGCGAACGGGTTTTTGACGGGGATCCACGGAAACCCGCCGAAATTGAGACTGTTGCCGAACTTGCTCTGGCAAGTAGAAAACGACCGGTCACAACCGGCAAAGGCTTCGAAGGGCACACCCAATGCCAGCCCCGGCAGCACAGCGGAGAGCGTGATGGTGTCGCCGGAGTGATTGGTGATCATGCGCGGCACACCGGCCACCCGGAGATAGCCCCCGGTCAGCCACGCAGACGCCTGCGATAGAAATGCGCTGGAGGTGACGTTCAAGCCGGAGAGCGCACTCACCGTGCCGACGACCTTGTACGCCTGGTTGTTCATGCCGCAACCCGGATCGAAAAGCGCATGGCGGCAACCGGTCTGGTAGTGAGCGCGCAAGCCCGGCCGCTTCAGCGCCGTGAAGATCGATTCGCAGCGGATTTTCGCGGTACTGCCACTGAACACCACAGAGGCTACCCGCCCCTTCCACCAGGTGATGTA